AAATGGTGGTTCAGCATCTTTACGCTTATCATCTTGATAGTAATGAGAGCCATTAACGAACGCAGCAGAGATATCTTGAAGAAGATGAATTTCAGGCAAAGTGAATTTAATACCCGATAAACGAATATAACTTTCGATTTCAGTCAATGAAACAGATTTTCCATTTCTTGATAAACCTATTTCTTTTGCTGTTTCGAACATAAATTCCTCATATGAATCTAATACCGGAATTTCCACTCCGATATTAGAACGATCTTGCACCGCGCCCAACCATGCATAACTTTCAGCGACTAGTATTAATCGCTGCTTAGAAGCGAAAAATAATTACTACGCTCCGAACAATGTTCTCCGATCTGTTCAAGCATCCATCGGTATGAAACATCTTTTAAAAGCTTCTGAATATCTGCTTGAGCCTTACCGTTGAAATCATCGTCTTCGATGCCTGTAATTTCGATTACAGCGGCGATTAAAACCTTTTCACGGCTTTCAGCCTCCGAGGGATCTACTTGATATTCATTTTTTTCGCCCTTCTTTCCAATTAAAATAGAAGTCTTCTTTGTATGATCTTTGTACTTCTTATCTAACTGTTTCCACTTAGCTGAATCTGGTGTGTGAACTTCTACAAAAATTCCAAGCGGAGCTTCTGTATTTGGATTGATTAGTTCTAAAGTGGTTGTCTCGTTTACTGCTAAGGCTGATAATTTCATTGTGTGTTTTCCTTTGTGTGTGAATTTATAAAATCACTTGTATTTATAAGAATCAGCACGAAACACAGACACAAAAAAAGCCCATCCCAAATCAATGGGACAGGCTTTGAGTTTTTAAGCTTTAATTATTTAAAATTAAGCAGGCAAGATTTCTAGTATCTCTGTAGTTATCTCGGCAGTAGCGTCAAACATGATCACAGAGTTTCCATCACCAGTGTTTTTTGTAGCGCTGGAAACATAGCATTCAAAATATGAAACTGTTCCATCAGAAAGATTTTCACGTACAGTAATACGTGCTTTTGATTTAGCAGCAGCTTTAAGTAAAACCTGTAAATCATCCTCTACGTTCCACGCGAATTGAAGCTGCATGGTGCCTTGATCAGAGAAGCTGACCCTCTTGTTAGTTTGGCCGTCGCGAATTGTCGTGTAACTCACGATTGAGTTCGTGCTCCCGTTGCTGCCAACGGATATTTCTTCATTACTGGCTTTAAAATTTGTGAGGGCCGCATAGTTTGTCTCATCTTTAGCTAGTGCTGGGTCAACCAAATCAGTTGTTGCTTCAATGTAACTGCCTATTCCTGTTTTTCCTTGTGATGCCATTTGTTGTATATCCTCTTTATATATAAAGTGTTAAATTAAATTGTTAAAATTATCTTACTGTTGCAACAGTGAATAAACAGGGAAGTGCAACAAAATTGGCTACCTTAATCGGGCTTGCTAATCGTATATTCGTTTCTTGTTTAAACTTGTATGTGTATTTAGTGTCGGACGCTTCTTTTTTGGCACCAAATTTAAATTCTTCTTTAAGTAGGTCTGCATGATAAGAAGCTAGTGATTCTGTGATGCCAGCTTTGGTATAAATTGAGCACTGAACAATCCATTTATAATATGCAAGACCGTATCTAATGCCTATAGTGTCTGGTACTACTGAGCGAATTTTGCATTTATAGAAGATTTCATTATTCTCAAAATCATCTGGTATTAGGTTTGATTCGTTGTCTTCAGTCTCTTGTGCATTATCAGTTTGTGGAAATATGATATCCACGTTGTTAGTTGAAGCAAATGATTCAAGAGCGTTGTAATATGTCTGTCTGAGTAAAAATTCCATATTTATTTCATGTGCTTTTTCATTGCTTGATCTGCAAATGCAGAAAATCGTTCTGTTGCTTTAGTCAGCATAAGATCACCTTTAGCTGAATGATTTTCAAACTCTGTAATAAGTGCATAAGGCTGTGCATTAGATAAAGAATATTCATCATCCAGCTCTAGTTCATTTATTACTCCTGAAATGTCATGGCGTTTAGAGTTCTCACCTCTTGTATCAATGTTCTCAGGCTTAGGAGGGCCAGCGTTAGGCGTCCATGAAGCTTGTAGTGAACCCGATAGTACTGGTGTTTCATCTACGCACTCTGAGCTTGTAAGAGCGCATGTAAGGCGATATGCATCAGTTGTGTCTTCAAACATTTGTGCAATTACTGCATTAATATCAACACTCATGATTATCTAACCTGTAATTTGTACAAAATTATGATATTGCTTGGACGAACTGTTTCAATATTTAAAATATCGTATGTTCGATTACCATCTTTGATTTTGTGTGAGCTTGAAATTGTTAATGCACCAGATGCTAATAAGCGTAAGTCTGTCTGTCTGATCTTTACACCATCAACCATTTCACTATCGAAGCTAGTCTGAACTACACTGATTTGGGTTTCATCATACAAACCATCAGAACTAGGTGCACCTGAAGAATAGTCTTGATTAAAACCATGACTTGATCTTTTAGACGCTGTTGGAGTAGATGCTTTAGGAGATAATAGGGTTACGAGTCTTCCGTTCTCTTTTATATCTTTAGTCGCGCTACGCTGATCTTTTAGAAAATTAGCCACGAATAGTACGTCCAGAATTGCTAGAGCTATTCTTTAGAAGATGCTTAATCTGGTTATAAACTAACGGAAGACTTTTGATATTATTTTTTTGCGCTACTAAATCCTCCCCGACAGCAAATTTAACTTTTAATATATCAATCATTCGTTCTTTTACTGCTGGCTCTGCTTGTCCAATAAAGTCTTCATCTTGATCTAGGTAATAAGCTAAAAAGCACAAAGCATTAACGACACTACTAGGAATTGTGTTCTCTGCAATATCGTTACCTTCTTTATCAGTGATTTGTGATCGTGGAAAAGAGAGTGCTTGTGATGATTCTTCTTTGGAACCTTTAAAGCTTTCTGCTTCTAAGATACTCATTGCAAGGAATAATGAAGCACTCTGATTATCGGCTTCAATTTCTAAATTACGTGCAGCTAGAAATGCAACCATATCTTCTTTCGAAACATATGAATTTGCATTTTCAATACCACTACCGTCTTCAACAATGATAGCCATTGGATTACTTCAATAACTTGGTTGCTAGTGCTGCTTTTAGTTCTGCTTCTTTAGCACGTTGTTTAATTGCTGATTGTTGATAGCGTCTAACTTCATCAAGCATTAGAGCTTGCTTATCAGTTGCCTTAGCTTCATCATTTAATACTTTGAAACGTGCTTGGCGAGCTTCTTCATAATCAGCATCAGCTTTTTGTTTAGCGGCTAGAGCTTCAGCAGCGTCTTCATTAACCTTTTTCATAGGGTCTTTAGGCTTAGAGACTTTTTTTGATTTTGCTTTAGCTTTAGTTTTGATTTGTTCTTGATCGTCTTCTTGATCTAGTTGTTCTTGTTGTTCTTGTTCGTTATCTTCTGACATAATTAATTACTCTTTGAAGTGTTGTGTGTTTGTGTATGTATTTATAAAAAAAGAAGCTGAGACTGCACTAATGCAGTCCCAACATTCCACACACTCTTTAAACTTACGTTTAAAAGTTTTTTCTTAGCTCTCCCGAGTAATTAATTCGACTAGGTTCAACTGTTTTCTTTCGTCATATACGCGAGAATATGAAGCCGCATCTTCAAGTACAGCATTGCTGGGGTTGTTCACACCAGAAAATGTATAACCAGTTATATGAGAACAAAGCTCAACACGATTTGTGAGAGTTTCCATCCCACCCCCATTGCCTGCTTTCGCATCTCGATCAAATTCAACAGGAGTTGTAGGCGATGCCATGCCCCATTGCACCGAATTTGCGCCGACGATATATGTGGAATAAACCCCAGTATCGAAAGGAACAGTTTCATCGTTAATTACGGTTAGACCAAGCACTCGTTCGAATTCTTGATCAGTAGAAGGATCGCGAATTAGTTCAACTAACTTATCCTTTTTCAAAGTGGCCTTAACGACCGGATGTAGAACGATAGAAGACAAATTAGCCTGTGACGTTCCCATACCAGTTACAGCATCAACAATTGCACCAGTTGTGATATTAGTTACACCAGCACTATAAGCAGAACCAGATATATCCAGAATCATATCGTTCTCATTGGCTAGGTTTTGTGCAAATACACCTTTTAGTTGGGCCATCATGACTGCTTGGATTCGGCGTGCCCAGTAAGCTGCAACACGGTTAGCAATTGCATCAGCAGGATCTTCAGTCATAGCGCTAATATCACGCGCTAAATCCATAGTTGACCATGATTTGTTTCTAGATAGACGTTTAGCTGCTTCGGTTTGTGCAGTGATTTTAGAGCTATCAGATTTTACAGCCGGATCATCGCTGCTGATATTTTCATCAGAATCATCTAGATCTTTAAAGCTGTGTACTTCCACTTCACTACCGCCGCCAGCCAAAAATGCATCTAGTTGTGGGGAGCGTGAAACAGCAGCACTGTTTAATACGTTGGTTTTTTGCTCGGTTAGAACCTGAGCGCGTTGGGCAAAAATCGTAGGGTCGATTATGTCACTTAGTCTTACTTCAGCCATTGAGAATTCCTCTGTTTATGGTTAATTAAATTATTTTTAATCGAACCTAATATTCAGACGAAATTCGGCCCCGATTTATATCGACAAAATTCGAGCGGGGCCATCCCTGTTTGAATTCTGTTACTACTCTTGTTGTGTTTACAAAATCTTTGGTTCAATGAACATTCATTGATTAAAAAAGTTCTGTCTAATCTTTATTTATATCTATTTACTTAAAATATTTATAATTTATATTTTGTATCCAACAGCATCAGCTAGACGTTTAGCTTTAGTTGGGTTAGTTTTGATTAATTTACTGGCTTCAGTCATATTGAAAGTGCCTCCCTTTTCATCAAACGGGTTAGCGTTGCTAGGATAGGTTGTAGTTGAACCAGTTGCATCAGCACCTTGACTCTCTGGCCAGTAGAACGGAGAAGTTTCTCTTTTTTGATTTACCCATTGATCAGGAGTAAGACCTACTGGAACATTTGCAAGACCATCTTTTGTGACTACTAAATTATCTTCATTCAATTCAAAGATATACTCTGCACTTGTCTGTAACTCGGCTAGTGCTTCACTACGAACTTTTGATTCTGTAAGAGCAGATGTAACTTCATTATTAATTTTTGATTTGGTTGCAGTTGTCTTGAACCCATTAATCACTTCTGATTTTTCATCAAGGTCTTTTGTTAGTTGGTCTATGGTTCGCTGGAGAGGTGCAGTCTTTGCATTTAAACGAGCTGTTACAAGCTCATCAACATCGCCATTCTGATTTTGTTTAGCTTCAGCGCGAAGTACTTCAATTTCATCTAATTGAGTTCTTACTTCAGTAGGGTCTAGTCCATCAAAACTATTAAGCTGTGTCTTGACTGCTTTATGATCATTGCGCTCTTTTGCTAATGCATTTTGTAGAGCTTGCGTATCGTCTACCGTTTTAATTTGATCGGGTGCTCGTAGTGAAAAACCTTCACCTTCTTCACCTTGTACATACAGGTGTTCAAACCCTGTAGGGATTGATTCCTGATCTTCGTATTTTTCTTCAAGCATGTGTGTGTCCTTTAAAAAGTGTGTGTTATATATTTATGCGTTTATAGCTTTTTGTTCTTTAATTCTGCCAATGTATAGAAATCACCTTTAGGATTAACAAACGCTCCAATATCTTTACCTGATTCCCTAAAGATTTTTGCTCTCTCAATTCCTAATATTTCCTCTTGAAAGTCATTACTCTGCTTTCTTAGAAATTCAGAATAATTAACTTTGTCTGGAGCGCGTCCAATTAATTCACGTCTTCTTTTTCTGGCAAATTTATCAAATGATTGTTTAGTGCCATGTGGAAGATCAGCTCTAGTTCTAATACCTGTAAGTTTGTTCTGTTTTGCGTAATCTTTAAGCAATGTTTTTTCTGTTGAAGGGTCAAATGCGCGGTTCCAAAAAGAGTTGTCTCTGTCTATGTAAGGCACTCGAACACTACGACAATTCCAATGTTGTGGAGGGAAAATACCATCACCAATATTGTAAATCTTGCCATCTAGTGATGAACATCGGGGTGTGGTTTTTGAGTCTAATGTTGCACGATAGATTTCTTTCTCGACGAACTTTTTATTCTTATCGTATAAATCGTTTTTAGCTTGTGCGCTTGTAGAATTTGTTGCAGTTCTAACAATGGTTGCAGCTACTTCTTTACTTCTTTTTATAGCTCCATCTTTTACAATCTTTGTAGCTTGCGCTGGTGTGGAGCCTGTGTTCAATGC